CAACAGTAATAACTGAGAATCCTATAACTGCTCAAAAGGCGGCAGGTGCTGTTAAACAAGCGGCAACTCCTCCAGCAGGAGAACCAACAAGTTCTGGAGCAAAAATAGATTTAAAGAAACAATCAAAAACTGCCCAAGGTTCTAAGATGGCGGCAAACGCTATGGGAGCAAAAGGCGGATCAGGCGCAATGATGGCAAAGGGTTTAGATAAACTTGCATCAGGCGGCGCAATGACAGGTGCACTTTCTAAACAGATTGCTCCATTTGCAAAACAGTTAACTGCTATTTTAGGTAACCAACAATTAAGACAAAAATTTATGATGCTTGTTAAACAAGCAGAAAAGGCTCCTACAGAAGATACTGCTAAAGAAGGAATGGACTTAAAAGACAAAGAAGATTACAAAGCAAAGAAAAAAGCATTACAAGATATCCAAATGGATCCGCATACACACAAAGACGAAAAGTTAAAGAAAGAACTTATGCGTAAGAAGTCGGATTTAGACTCAGCGGCAAAAGACAAAGGATACAAAGAAGATACTGAAGTAGATGCTATTAAACAACTTGCAGGTATTGTTTCTAAAGCAAATACTCCACAAACAGCATACTCAGAAGAATTAAAAAAACTTGCAGGTATTAACGAATTTGCAACAGCAGGAGCAACTTCCGCTGGAAATATTGCATCAGTAGCCAACCCTGCTCAAGCAAAAGGTAAAAGACCTACAGATTCAAAAGGATTACCTAAAGCGCCACAAAAGAAAAAGGCAAACGGTACAGCAGAGAACGCTCTTGACATCAAAGATAACTTCTTTGGTGGAGCAACAGTTAAAAGGTAAATACTATTATGAAAGCAAAACAACTTAAAGAAGGTTTAGCAGATTTAGCATATAAGGCTGAATCAGATCACGAAGTGCAAATGGCACGTGCAGAACTGTACAAGATTGCCAAGTATTCGATTAAGATGCACGAGATGCTTAAAGGTGTAGAAGAGCGTGAAGGACTTGAAGGTTGGGTGCAATCAAAAATTACTAAAGCCGCAGACTATATGAGTTCAGTTTATCACCATATGGATTACGAGCAAAAATTTGACGAAGTTCAAGAAGCAAAACAAACTGCGGAAAAATATAATCACGATCGCGGTAGCAAGAAGAAAAAAGAAGACGTTGCTAAAGAAGGCAAAATGCCACAAGCGGCTATTGACGCATTAGCAAAGAAGAATGGTAAAGATACTAAAAAAGAAAAACAAAAAGAATCATATAAATCATCTTTAGCATCAGTACTTGAGAGAAAACTTTCTGAAAAGTCTAACTGTTCAGATTGTGGTAATCCAAGTTACACTACACTCCCAGAAGAAAAGCAAAAAGGCGTTGACGGCAAGGTATGCTGGAAAGGCTACAAGCGAATGGGCACAAAGAAAAAAGGTGGTAAAACTGTGGACAACTGCGTTAAGATGTAGTTCACTAAACTACCTTCCACTCTAACACTTTCACATAAATACTCAGTAACAAATTTAACAGAGGATCCATATGGCTTTCTTAGTACATAACCTACCACCTGTAGAAGTATACGTTAAAAAAGAGTATCTATATGATCACGAGAAGGGCCACGGAGAACTTACTCCAGGTGTATGGATCTCAATAAGAAGTATTCAATCTAAAGCATTATATTTCGAAACACTGCTAACAGAGTATGGAGCATTGTATGACAAACTTCCTATCTCAGCATTTGTTTGGAAAGAAGATTATGATAAAGATAATCAACTATCTTTAGATCATTTACAAATATGGGATTGTTTTGATTATGATATTACACTAATTAAAAAACCTATGTTAGCAGATTGTGAATTTTTTGGCAAAGATAGAAAGATGCACAAAGGTGAATATATGTTTACACTTGACACTTGTCATTCACAACACTCAACCCTTGATATTAATTTTAGTGAACACGATCCAGAACATAAAACATTCAATGTTATTAAATTAGACAATGGACAATTTGCCGCACAACCAAACAACAGAACTGTATTCACAGATCAAAGTCTTGTCAATCCTGACAGACTAACTCCAGACTTCAAAGTATGTACCCAAAACTATACAGTTGAAAATACACCTAAGTGGTCAGTAGGACACACTAATGATTGGGCATATAAATCAAAAGACGAAACTTTGGATACGTAGTCACATTAACTGTTGACTTCTGTATCTAACGAATATATAATATAAACATAATTTAAAACTTAGGAGATGATTTATGTCAGACAGAACTTATGGTGGTGACGAAAAAGCCAAACTTGAAAGATTGGTAAATGAAGGTGCTACTGTTCTTAGAGAAGTTGAAGACTTACAAGAAGGTCTAAGAGAAACTGTAAAAGCAGTTGCTCAAGAATTAGACATTAAGCCTGCATTGATCAACAAGGCAATTAAGATTGCACACAAACAAGATTGGCATAAAGTTGCTGATGAATTTGATGATCTTGAAACACTTGTTGTTACTGTCGGAAAAGACAAGTAGTGCGGAAGATAAAAGACTTTTGGATTAACAGTTATAAAAGCGATAAGGTTGCATTTTCATTTGAACTTGTCAGTTTTATTTTTACAGTCGGCGCAAGTATGACGCTGGCAATAACAGCCAAAGAACCTAATATGTTATTAGTTTATCCTGCATTTTTTGTTGGTAGTACAACACAATGCTATGCGTCTTATCGTAGAGGTGCGGCATGGGTAATGTTAATCACAGGTTGGTTCGTATGTGTTAATATATTTGGATACGGAGTAGCCGCAGGTTGGTACTAATGGTATTAGAAGAAGATAAAAAGCGAATTGATGATTGGTTAGAGATACACCTTAAAGAATTATCTCAGCCATCAGATGGCTCAGTAGCAAGATGTCCGTGGGCATACAGTTCTAAAGTACCAATAATTCACACAGACCAATATATGGATATCATGAAGCACATGATTAATTTTCCCTATGAAGATAACACACACGGATTATTAATTGTATTACATGGAGTTCAAGATAGAATGGAAGGTCAAGATTTAATTGGATTATGTAAGACTCAATACTTTGTAGATAGAGATCTACTTTTTATTGAATACAATTACGAACATTATAAGAACGAATTAAATGATCCAACAATTAGGCTATTCATTATACAAAAGATTACAGAAACTAAAAAGGCAAGCGAAAAACTATATCAAACGGATTATTATAAAACATATCCGCACAATATGATATTCAGAAAGATACGAGAAGCAATGGGTGATAAACACTTTTTTGAAGAACCTAAGGAGTCAAAATATTGAAATATATGGTTGACATCGACGGGACTATATGTTATACTGTTAACAGTGATTATGAAAATAGTATTCCAAATAAAGATCGTATTGAGCATTTTAATAAACTATATGAAGAAGGCAATGAAATACATTACTGGACCGCTCGAGGTGCAAACTCGCACATCAATTGGTCACCGTATACAATTAGGCAATTAGAGGATTGGGGAGTAGAATATACAAGTGTTAGATTTCACAAACCACATTACGATATTTGGATAGATGACAAGGCAAAAAACGCAGATGAGTACTTTAGAAACAAAGGCAATACAAGTTAAACCATATCAATGGTTAGCATGGACAGGGACAACAGTATTATTGGTAGCCGCAACAATGGCCGCTTTCAATATGTATCCTTGGTATAGTTACGCATTTACTATAGCAAATAGTATTTGGGTAGTTGTTGGAGTACTTTGGAAAGAAAAGTCGTTGATTATTTTAAACGCAGGACTTACAATAATATATATTGCAGGTCTTATACAAGATGGTATGTTCGGCCAATAAGCGAATTAACTGGTGTATGTCCGCCGCAAAGGACAAAAGGAGAATGAATGAGTTACGTAGACGCACACTTTGATCGCAATGCAGATATTATTCGTGTTGTAGAAAGAAAAGACGGCAAACGTCAGTTTGCTGAATACCCTGTAAAATATACTTTCTATTATGAAGATCAACGTGGTAAGTACAGAAGTATTTACGGTGATCCATTAAGTAGAATCGTATCCAAGAATACAAAAGACTTTCGCAAAGAACAAGCAATTAATAAAAACAAGAAATTGTTTGAAAGCGATATTAATCCTATTTTCCAATGTTTAAGTGAAAACTATCTTAATCAAGATGCTCCTAAACTAAATGTAGCATTTTTTGATATTGAGACAGACTATGATCCAGAGCGAGGCTTTGCTGATCCAAGTGATCCGTTTATGCCTATTACTGCTATTTCCGTACACCTACAGTGGCTTGATACACTTGTAACACTTGCAGTACCTCCTAAGACACTTACAATGGAAGAAGCACAAGAACAATGTAAAGAATTTCCTAACACACACTTGTTTGCAGATGAAAGAGATATGTTGAAAACATTCCTTGATCTAATACAAGACAGTGATATTATTACAGGTTGGAACAGTGAAGGTTATGATATTCCATATACTGTTAACCGTGTAGCAAAAGTATTGAGCAAAGATGACACAAGACGTTTTTGTTTGTTTGATCAGTTTCCTAAAAAAAGAGAATATGAAAAGTTTGGTAGGCAACAAGAAACCTATGACCTAATAGGCAGAGTGCATTTAGATAGTTTGGAATTATATCGTAAATATACATATGAAGAAAGACACACTTACAGACTTGATGCTATTGGTGAAATGGAAGTTGGCGAAAAGAAAACTGTGTACGAAGGTACACTCGACGCCCTTTATAACAATGACTTCAGAACGTTCATTGAGTACAACAGACAAGACGTTGCACTACTGGACAAGTTGGACAAAAAACTAAGGTTCATTGATCTTAGTAATGAACTTGCTCATGCAAATACTGTTTTGCTACAGACCACTATGGGTGCTGTCGCAGTTACAGAACAAGCAATTATTAACGAAGCACACAGACGCGGACAACAAGTTCCTAATAGAATAAAACGTGAGCCAGGCTCAGAGCCAGCGGCGGGTGCCTATGTTGCATTTCCAAAAGTAGGAGTACATGAGTGGATTGGTTCGATGGACTTGAATTCACTATATCCATCTGTTATTAGAAGTTTGAATATGGATCCAGCAACTGTCATAGGACAACTCCGTCCTGAACACACTAACAAATACGTTGGTGAGCAAATGGGTCTAAAGAAAAAAAGTTTCGCAGGTGCATGGGAAGGTAGATTCGGCACTATTGAGTTTGAAGCCGTTATGGAAAAACGTAGAGATATCAGCATTACAGTTGACTGGGAAAATGGTGAGTCAGACGTAATGAGTGGTGCACAAATACACGAAGTTATTTTTAATAGCAACAAGCCGTGGATGATCAGTGCTAACGGTACAATCTTTACAACAGAGTTTGAAGGTGTTATTCCTGGACTACTTAAACGTTGGTACAGTGAACGTAAAGAAATGCAGACTATGAAGAAGAAGGCATTGGCCGCAGAGAACAAAGCAGAGATAGAGTTTTGGGATAAGCGACAACTTGTTAAGAAGATTAACTTGAACAGTTTGTATGGTGCTATTCTTAATCCTGGTTGTAGATTCTTTGATGGTCGTATTGGACAATCAACTACACTAACAGGTAGACAAATTGTTAAGCACATGAGTGCAGAAGTAAACAAAGTTATTACAGGCGAATACAATTACGTAGGTAAGAGTATAATTTATGGTGATACAGACTCTGTGTACTTTAGTGCATATCCTATACTAAAAGATGAAATTAACAAAGGTAGTATTCCTTGGACTAAAGAAAGTGTTATACAACTGTATGAACAAGTTTGTGATGAAGCAAATAAATCATTTGGTAAGTTTATGTTAGATACTTTCCATTGTCCGAAGAGCAGATCAGATGTTATCGCGGCAGGTAGAGAAGTTTGTGGAGAAAGCGGATTATTTATTACTAAGAAACGTTATGCAATTCTTGTATATGATGATGAAGGTACAAGACGTGATATAGATGGTAAGCCAGGCAAAGTAAAAGCAATGGGGCTTGATCTAAAACGTTCTGACACTCCTGTGTTTATGCAAGACTTCTTGAGCGAAGTACTGCTTCGAGTATTGCAAAAAGGCACAGAAGATGAAATACTTGATAGCATCGCAACATTTAGAACAGAATTTAAGAGTCGTCCAGGACATGAAAAAGGTAGTCCGAAACGTGCAAACAAGATTGGACATTATCGGAAACTTGAACAGAAACAAGGCAAAGCAAATATGCCTGGACATGTTCGAGCAAGTATTAACTGGAACACATTAAAACGTATGAACAGTGACAAATACAGTCAAGAGATTGTAGATGGTATGAAGGTTATTGTTTGTAAACTAAAACAGAATCCAATGGGTTATACAAGTGTTGCATATCCTGTAGATGAATTGCACTTGCCAGAATGGTTTAAAGATTTGCCATTCGATGGTGATGCTATGGAAGAAACAATCATTGATAACAAGTTGGGTAACTTGATTGGTCCGCTAAACTATGACTTAGAAAGTACAAAACAAAAGAATACATTTAACAACTTGTTTGACTTTGGAGGTAATGAATAATGGCAACACATGGAATGATAGATTTAGAAACACTTGGTGTAGAACCAGATAGTGTAATTATAACACTTGGTGCAGTTAAGTTTGATCCTACAACTAATGCAGAGCCACATCAACCTTTGTACCTAAGACTTGACATAGAAGAACAAAGTGAAAAGTATGGTCGTACAATAGATGACAACACACTTGAGTGGTGGGGCAAACAAAAGCCTGAAATACGTGATGAAGCATTTGGTGACCATGAAAGAGCAAATATGGACACACTAACAAAGAAATTAAACAAATGGTGTGTAGGACTTGACTACTTATGGTGTCAAGGTCCTTTATTTGATTACGCAATACTACAAAACTTGTATAAAAATATTGGCAAGCCTACTCCATGGAACTATTGGCAAATTAGAGATAGCAGAACTTTGTTTGCACTTATGCCAAGCGATCCACGTAAAGCAATACAAGAAGAATTACACAATGCACTTGCTGACTGTTATTATCAAGCAAAGTGTGTACAACAAACATATAAGCATTTCGGAGTAAAGAAATGAAAGACGAACTTATGGTACAACAACAAGTAGACAATGTATGGCAACATATGGTTGGTGTTATTTGTTTGAATCAAACATATAGGAAACAAGTTAAAAATGTACTGCCTAAGTTATTTAAACGTTATCCAAATGCTGTTACATTTATACGAGGTAGAGTAAAGACACAAGAAAATATGTTGAAACCACTTGGTATGTGGAAAGTAAGAGCAAAAAGATTAAGAGGCATGAGTGTAGATTTTTTAAGTTGGGACGGCAAAGAAGCATCAGATTTATATGGAATAGGCAAATACGGTAGTGACAGTTACAAAATATTTTACAAAAATGAAATTCCAAGTGACGTACAAGACAAAGAACTAAAAAGATATATTAATGAACATTAATGAAAAACTAACAAAGGAATATCCTAAACTGTTAAAAACAGTGCATAGTAACAAAGCCAGTGAAGATGAAAAAGTATCAAAGGTATATGAATTTATCGAACTGCTTAACTTCCTTGTTAAGGAACTAAAGAAATGAAAATATTATTAACAGGTAGCGAAGGAATGATTGGGTCTGAACTTAAAAAGTATTGGGCCGGAATCTACAAGTTACACTTTATAGACCTAAAGTTAGGAACTGACCTAAATACCTGTGACTTACCAGAAGTTGATGCAGTAGTACATTTGGCTGGTAAGAGTGGAGTACGTGAAAGTTTTGATAACCCGATGGAGTATTGGAAAAATAATGTAATGGCAACAAAAAGATTATTTGATCATTATAAAGATGTACCTGTATATTATGCAAGTTCAAGTACGGCTAAGGAACCACATAGAAATCCTTATGCACTTACAAAATATACATTGGAACAAATTGCTCCTGAAAATAGTTTAGGTATGAGATTTACAACTGTATATGGAACACAAACAAGACCAAAAATGTTTATTCCAAAACTTTTAAGAAAAGAAGTTACATACATTAATAATCATACAAGAGATTTTATACACGTTTCTGATGTGTGTAGATCAATTACAATGTTTGTTCAAAAACAAATAAAAGGAGTAATTGACGTAGGAACTGGTAAGTCGTACCACTTACAAGAACTGCTCGACGCATATGGCATAGATAATATACCCATGCAAGAAGGCGGTGACGGTGAAAGAAAAGACAATAAGGCAGATACAAATCAATTAACTGCCATTGGTATAAAGCCAAGAATTGATGTCATAGATTATCTATGCCAAGAAAAAGAACTTGACAAAAGTGAATTTTCTAAATATAATGTAATAATAGGAGACTAAAAATGAAAGACATTTTACAAGATATCGTTGCACATACACATTCGTTGGGATTTCTCAACATTGTAAAAGTAACGAGCGAAGCAGATACTACTATCGAATCGATGGCAGAAGATAGATCTGTAATTTTAAGTTCGCAGACTAAGAATCCAGTGTCAGAATTTGCTGGTACATTTGGTATGCCTAACTTAGACAAATTAGCACTACACCTTAAGTGCCCTGAATATCAAACTAATGCAAAAGTTAGTGTTGAACAAGCAGAACGTAATGGTGAAACTGTTCCAACTCATATTCACTTTGAAAACGAAGCAGGTGACTTTGAAAATGATTATAGGTTTATGAATAAACAAATCATTGATGAGAAACTTAAAACTGTAAAGTTTAAAGGTGCATCATGGGACGTTGTTGTAGAACCAAGTATGGCTTCGATCCAAAGAATGAAGTTTCAGAGTATGGCACACGCAGAAGAAACTGTATTTACAGTAAGAACAGAAGGTAACAGCCTTGTGTTTAGTTTTGGTGATGCTTCACAACACGCAGGTTCATTTGTATTCCAAACAGATGTAACAGGTAGTTTGAAACATGCATGGGCATGGCCTGTAGCACAAGTACAAGCGATCTTGAACTTAGACGGAAAAGTAACAATGAGTATTTCAGATCAAGGTGCAATGCAATTAACCGTTGATTCTGGATTAGCAGAATATAATTATATTCTTCCAGCTCAAACAAAATAAGGACTTTATGACAAGTGTAGATGATTACGATAATGATAAGTCATTTGAAAATGAACAAAGCACAGTAACTATACCACTTAAGGAGTATGACAAGTTGAAAGAGAAGCAAAAGTATATTACAGATAAAGATATGATCTCTGTAGTAGACAAGATCGAAGAACTTGTTAGAGCCCTTAGAAAACACATTGTAAGGACGGACATAGATTGAATACTAACTTAACAACTGCACAAAAAGATTACGCAACTTTCTTGCCAGCACTGAGTGGCTTCTTTGCAACCTTTGTAGGTAAGCAAAGACGTGAGGAGTACGTAGAATATAATCGTATACCTAAACACTTTACAAATGGTGTTGAGAGCATGAACTGGCTTAATCCGAGTAAGTCGTTGTTTAACTATCATTGGAGTTTATATTCCGCAGGACATGCCGAACTTGACATTAACAAAGACGCACCCAAAGAAGATATGGTACGAGATAGAGATCGTAACAATTCTTGGATGCTCGGAGATAGTGGTGGTTTCCAAATAGGTAAAGGTGTGTGGGAAGGCGATTGGAAGAATCCTAATTGTCCTAAAGCACAAAAGAAACGTGAACAAGTTCTTAGATGGATGGACGCTTATATGGATTATGGAATGATACTTGATATTCCGGCTTGGGTAGCACGGTCTCCCGAAGGTGCTAAAGCAACTGGAATTGACAACTATCAAGACGCCGTTAATGCTACACGTATTAACAACGACTACTTCATGAAACACAGAAGCGGTGCTTGTAAGTTCTTAAATGTATTACAAGGTGAGAATCATGCTGACGCAGAAGATTGGTATCAGCAAATGAAAGATTACTGTGATCCTGTTAAGTATCCTGACACACACTTTAATGGATGGTCGATGGGTGGTCAGAATATGTGTGATATTCATCTTGTTCTTAAAAGACTTGTTGCACTTAGATTTGATGGACTACTTGAGAAAGGCATACATGATGTAATGCACTTCTTAGGTACAAGTAAATTAGAGTGGGCTACACTACTAACTGACATACAAAGAGCAGTACGTAAGTATCATAATCCAAACTTTATGATTACATTTGATTGTGCAAGTCCGTTCTTAGCAACTGCTAATGGACAAATTTATTGTGAACTTGAAACATTAGATCGTAAGAAATGGGTCTATAGAATGGTACCAAGCATTGATGACAAAGCATTGGCAACTGACACAACACCATTTAGTCAAGCATTTGTTAGAGAAGGTAAGCACACAAGTTTTAAAGATTCGCCTATTACAACAGGACTAACTGCACAAGATATTTGTAAGTATGCACCTGGTGACTTAAACAAAATAGGCAAAGAAGGAAAAACATCTTGGGATAGTTTTTCATATGCGATCCAGATGGGTCATAATGTATGGAGTCATATTAATGCAGTACAAGAAGCGAATAGACAATACGACGCTGGAGTTATTCCAAACATGCTTGTGGAAGAACGGTTCAACAGGTTATTTTTTAGAGATGTTGTGGAGGCAATATTTGCAACAGATAAAAGAGATGAAGCAAACGCAGTAATCGAAGAGTTCAGCAAGTTCTGGATGTCAATTATTGGAACACGTGGTGCAACAGGAAAGAAAACAGTAAATGCACAAACACAGTTTGGAAACTTATTTACAGAGGAATAATATGGAACTTAAAATACTATGGGCATCAATGTACGGAAATGCAGAATATGTTGCGGCCAGAGTTGAAACCATGGCAAATAAAAAGGATTTCAACGTTGAGATGATTGAAATGAATGATGTGTCTATGGCAGATTTACAAAAAATGAAAAATGTTGCAGTGGTCACTTCGACTACAGGGCAAGGTGATGTGCCAACCAATGGAGAATGGTTTTGGGATGACTTAGAAAAGGCAGACATCGATCTATCAAATATGAGATACAGTGTTTGTGCATTGGGCGATAGTTCACACGCAGAATTTTGTGGTGCTGGTAAGAAAATAGATATCAGGTTAGCAGAACTTGGAGCACGTAAAGTGGTATCAAGAGTAGAGTGTGATGGTGACGACACAGGTTCTCATCAATGGGCAGATGACTTTTTAAACAAACTGGCGGAGGCATAATATGGAAAGACAATATGCAGATGGTGTAAAAGATGATGTAATCTACTTTACAGGTTATGAAGTTGAAAAAACTCCTGCTGAAGGTATGGACACATTATTTGTAACAGGATGTCAACCATTAGAAGATGTATTAGCACAAGCAAAGAAGCACGTAGTAGATCATATTTACTTAGGTGCTAATCACAGTTTTGTTCCTAAAGAAAGTTGGGACGATCTTGTATATGGATTACTTGATAAGAAATATCTTGTAACACTTGACTATGATGTAAAGTATCATGACTGGGTACTTGAAGTAGGATATAACGAAAGACAAAATTTTATTAGTATGATTAGTGTTAAACTTCCATACGTAAAACAACTTAACTACAATGCTTGTATTAAGATCGATGATGCAGACTTTGATCATTCTAATCCTGGTGTATGGGTACACAACGTTCATCCACTACTACAGAGAGATAAGTTTACTGACTGGTCTAAATACGGAGACGATAGCCCTTCGGAGGACTAAATGAAACTACTGCATAGTTTTTGTGATCCAACTGACACAATGCCTATTGTTACGAGTTTCAACGGAAGATTTATTGATTCGGAAGGAAAGAACTACTATGACATTAGTGCAGGTAAAGGTTGCAACGTATTAGGCTTTAACAACGAATACATACAATATCATGTTGCTCATGCACATAGAACTTGGCCAAGCAACGATTGGAATTCTAAACCTGAGATATGGACAAAGTTAGAAGATATATTACAAAAGAAACTTCCAGATTATTTTGCATTTATTCCAGCACATAGCGGAAGTGATGCAACAGACAATGCACTAAAGTTTTGTTTTCAATACTACAGTAACAAAAAGAAAAACAAGGTACTTGTACGTAAAGGTAGTTTCCATAGCGGAAGTTTAAGTGGTTGGGCAATGAGTGATTACAGAGGTTGGAGTAAACACTTTCCTGATATAGAGTATGTAGACTTTTATGATGAGGACTTTACAACTGTATTAGAAAAACACCAAGGAAACATTTGTGCCGTATTGTGTGATACTGTAAGTTGGTTTAACGGTGTTGATGAAATGTCCGATGAACTTATTAAGAAAATTAAACAAGGCAAATTCAAATACGATTATAAAATTATTGCTGACGAAGTATTTACAGGTATGTATAGATTTGGTAGTTTCGCACATAGCATGGAACGTAATCTACAACCTGACATTGCTTGTTTTGGTAAAGCACTTGCAGGTGGATTTAGTTCTTTTGCAATCACTTGCCTTTCAAAAGAAATGTATGACAAGATTTCAAAGCCAACAGACACAGGTTGGGCATTACCTATAGCAATTGGTAACTCACGTAGCCAAGATCCTGTAGGAGCAACTGCGGTAGTGTCCGCACTTGAATACTGTGATAAAAATAAATTGATGTTTAACGTAACAAATCAAGTTACAAAATTTTTAGTGCAACTTGCAGAAATACTGCAACAGGTAGAAACTTTTGATGTAACACGTAAAAACAGTTTCTTAAACTGTAAAATGGACAAAGGTAGAGACGTAAAGACACTAAACGAAATTCGAGCATTCCTAAATAACTGCGGTATTTGGCAATACTCGACAACTACAATTAAATTTTGTAGTTTTTATGAAACTAAGAAAATCGAAACAGATTATATTTTGAACGTATTCGATGACTTGGTAACCAAAATAAATCAAGGAAAACCATTGACAAATGAGGCGAAAGGCTTTATAATATGAGTATGACAGATCAGTTAATTAAAGAACATATGGAAACAGATAACAAGGCAAGAATTATGAATACAGCAAAACGAATGATTTGGGTAACTTTCCGTAAGGAAGGTATTCACAAGTATCCGGCGGCATTAGATGATCCAGCACTTGCAACAGGTGATGAATATGATGTTAGTTTTTTAGGATATCCACACAGACACATCTTTCATTTTAAAGTAGCAATTACAGTTACACACAATGATAGAGATATTGAATTTATACAATTTAAGAGATGGTTGGAAAAACTTTATGAGGAGAAAACATTAGAGTTAGATTATAAGAGTTGTGAAATGATGGCAGATGATCTTTACAAAGAGATTACTGCTAAACACCCAGGCCGTGAAGTCCATATTGACGTAAGTGAAGATGGCGAAAACGGTGCCCATATTGAGTATGCAAGATAGAGGAAAAATGCCATGTCACTCAAATTTAATAGTGAGGCCTATGATCAGGTGTTCACTGATCTCGAGAAATTCAAGGACTTTTGTTCAAAGACTTCTTGGGTAACGGGTTACGGACGTTCTTATCGCTTTGACGAACGTGATCTTTATAACAACAAAAGCGAGGCTTGGAGAACATATATTTTGTTCACTCAAGGCAAGAAGCCTAAGTACAAGCCTTATAAAAAGAAGACGTATAGGAGGACTTAAATGTTCAAAGACATAGATAAAAGTATGCTGATGAAACTTGTGTTATTACATGTTGTAGTAATTACTGTTTCAAATGCGTTAGTGGCAATACCTGTAGAAATTGCAGGTGTGAAGTTAACGTGGGCGGCATTTACTTTTCCATTAGTTGTAATAGCAACAGACTTGACTGTTAGACTACTTGGAAAAAAGATTGCAAGATCAACAATCGCGGCGGCTTATCCATTAGCAATAATCGGATCCATAGCAGTTGTGTTGGCAGAAGGAGCACCACAATCAGTAGCAATGCGTATTGGATTTGCTTCGGCAACGGCTTATGCTATTGGTACAATGCTTGATGTATATGTATTCCAATACATTAGAGAAGCGTTTACAAAAAATTGGTGGTTGGCACCTGCGGTATCAACTATCGCGGCGAACATCATTGACACGTATACGTTCTTTGCTGTCGCATTTAATAACTCGGCAGATGAATATATGGCGGCTAACTGGATGGAGATTGCAGGATCACAAACTGTACTCAAAATTGCAGTAGGCTTAATTATATTCCTTCCAGCATACGGACTATTATTGAAACAACTTCAAAAGAAGTATGCTTTAAAATAAGGAGAAACTAATGACAATTTACATCGTAGATATTGAAGCAGTTGATACACGTTACACAAAGCAGTGGAAGGAACATCTTCCAAAGCAAATGAAACGTGCAACTAATTCAGAAGTAGTTGTTATTAGCGGAGGAGAAGTGCCTCAGGCTACAACGCCTGGGGCATTCCTTAACTTTGCAGGGACTAATAATTATAAGTCTCAGCAAATGTTAGAGATTAGCAGACTATTCGCTAATGGTGAAATTAAAGATGGCGACTACTTCTTATACACAGATGCTTGGAATCCAACTGTAATACAATTAAAGTATATGGCTGAATTACTTGGTGTTAAGATTAAAGTAGGTGGTATGTGGCATGCCGGCAGTTATGATCCACAAGATTTTTTAGGAAGATTAATTGGTGATGCTGATTGGTGTAGAAGTGCAGAACGTAGTATGTATGAATGCTATGATAATAATTTTTTTGCAACAGAGTTTCATAAACAACTATATATAAAAAGTTTTCCAACATTATTAACAAAGTCAAACATAGTAGGCTGGCCTATGGAGTACTTGGCAAATAGTTTTGCACAGTACAAAGGCATGCCAAAGAAAGATATGATTTTGTTTCCGCATAGAATTGCTCCAGAGAAGCAACCAGAAATATTTAGAGATTTAAAAGAAAGCATGACACAATACGAATTTGTTATTTGTCAAGAACGTGAACTTACTAAAAATGAATATCATAATTTATTAGGTGAAGCAAAGGTTGTGTTTAGTGCTAACTTACAAGAAACATTAGGTATTAGTTGGTATGAAGGTGCTCTTGTAGATACATTACCAATGATGCCAGATAGATTAAGTTACAGTGAAATGGCATTGCCAGAGTTTTTATATCCAAGTGAATGGACACAAGACTTAGATAGTTACAAAAAACATAAACAAAAAGTAATGAATCTTATTACAGATTATATTGAGAACTATGACAGATACTTGCTAAAAGTACAACAACAAGTTAATAAACTAAAAGGCGAGTTCTTTTCAGGAAAAGCATTATATAAAACTATTGGAGATAACGATGGCCAGTGATAGCACTGATTATAAAATTACCTACAGTGGTACAGATAGTAGTATAGATACTCCAACGTACTCATTTGACATTTCAGACTTAAATGAACAAGATGGTACTACGCCAATATCAATTGATACTGGATTTGCAGGCACATACAAAGAAGAAACATGGCCAAGCGAATACAAAGTAGAAGAAATGATTAAACAATATCCTGCTTTAAAAATACAATATGAAAAGTTTTTAGAAGTATACAATTTAGTGAAAGACGATTATAAAGATGAACTTCCTTTCTAAAATAATGGACATGCTCGGAAGACGCCGAGTTATTACAGATAGAACAGGCAAGATACCATATCTTGTTCGTTACTATTTGTTTTTGAAAGATAGAAAAAAGTTTCCTTTCAATATTACATTGCATAAGGTTCTTGTAAGTGATGAACCTACATTGCATGATCATCCTTGGGATTGGGGAGCATTTATAATAAAAGGTGGTTATTGGGAACACATTCCATTACGTTCACAAGAAGGTGCTGTCGTTGGTTCAACAAGAGTATGGCGTGGACCTGGTAGTTTACGTTTTAAAAAAGCAGATGATCTACATTGGTTAGAACTTGCTAAAGACAAAGATGGTAATGAAATACCTTGTTGGAGTATATTTTATATGGGACGTAAACAAAAGGAATGGGGTTTTGTACGTTACGTATATGGTAAAACAGGTAAGGAATGGGGTAGTGCAGGTTACAGATGGGTTCATAATGAAGAATACTTGAACGAACGGGAGAAAAACATTGGATAGAACATCTTACTTTGGCGGACTTATAATAACATACGATAACGTGTTTACACCTAATACCATAGGTGCTCTTGAAAAGAATATTCAAGATGTTCCTTTTAAGTGGGGTACGAAAGACAATCCGGACCAACCACCTACAGGATTACAATGCTTTGACTTTGAGCCTACTCATTCATGGCAAACTTTATGGAACGTAGTTAATGAAAAACTAAAAGACCTTGAAGGATTAGAATACCGTAGAAGTAATTTAAACTTTTTTGCAACAGGCGAAGATGCATACTATCACAAAGATGATTGTGATTGGACATTACTTTATTATTGTAATACAATATGGAATCCTGATGATAAAGGAGAAACAAAATTCTATATTACTACAGATGATCTTGATGGATACAAACTTCAAGATGTACAAGGAAATACAGATCCGTTGGTGTTGAGTATCGCACCAATACCAGGCAGATTCTGTTTCTTTAAGAGTAGCATTAATCATAGTGCTACAGGATTTAGAAACACTGCAAGATTTGTTCCTGCACTTAAATTTGTTGAGGCAGGTAAAGGCAACGGTACTGGAATAATTGTTCAACAAGGTAATCAAGACGTATTACAAATTAGGAGAAACTATGGTTAAAAAGCATTATTATACTTGGACTGACGTAGAACGTATGTGTCAAAGTGTTATCAATCAAATGTATAAGGACAATTGGCGTCCTGATTATATTGTAGGTATTACACGTGGCGGTAATGTTCCTGCAACTATTATTAGTAACATGACAGGAATACGTTGCGAAGCACTTAAGGTAAGTTTGCGTGATGGAGAGACAGGCAAAACTGGAGATAGTATGTTGTGGATGTCTGAAGATGCATTTGGCTACAATGATGATCCTACAGGAGAAACAACTAAGGTTGCAGGTGCAAGATGGGATATTAGTTTAAGAAAAAAGATTCTTATTGTAGATGACATCAACGATACTGGTGCAACATTTAATTGGATTAAGAATGATTGGCAAGCAAGTTGTTTACCTGAAGAGCCTACATGGGAAACTGTATGGGGAAACAGTGTAAGGTTTGCTACACTTACAGAAAATTTAGCCAGCGACTTTAACCAGGTGAGTTATAGTTGTCATGAAGTTAACAAAGCCGAGGAGGATGTCTGGTTGGTTTATCCTTGGGAAAACGTAGGAGAATATTAAATGCAATTTAACGAAACACCATGGAACGATGTTTTACTTGATGCTAAAGGATTTACAGTTTTTAAAGACAAGTATCCAGTTACAGAAGGACATATTCTTTTTGTACCTAAAGAAGAATCTTGGAAATCTCTAACTAAATGTTTCGAAGCCGCATACAAATGGGGTTACGATTGGGTTGAACGTGGTTACTGTGATGCTTTTAATGTAGGACAAAACGTCGGTGAAGAAGCAGGACAAACTGTTATGTACCCACACATACATTTAATTCCAAGACGCAAAGGCGACATGGCTGATCCAAAAGGCGGTGTGCGTGGAGTTATTCCGGATATGCAAAAGTATACAATTACAAATTCTAAGCAACCAGATTTATTTCTTGAAGGAGATTGTGTGTAATGAGAACTGCCGTTATAGGTTGTAGTCATAGTGCAGGATATCAATTTCCTCCTCCTGACGGTATACATGACCGTTGGAATGATAACAACTGGGCAGAAATTTACATTAACAATCAAAACAAGGACGGTGTCATATTTGCTTGTCCTGGTAGAGGTTGGTATGATTACAGTGAGCGTCTTGCTTACTTGTTTAAAAAGTATAACGACATCGACGAAGTTATTATACAACAAACATATTGGAATCGTTTTAGATTAGGATTTAGTACTCCTTGTTATTACGAAAACATTATTCCACTTGATGCTCATATGATGCAAGAAGAAACAAAAGGACGTATTGACTGTTATAATATTAATATGTGGAATGACGAACTTAAAAGTTTTGATGGAGGACGTATAACTATGTCCGGTGATTATGCAATACAACCAACAATAAGTATGAAGTTTGATCCGTTTGATTTAGTTCAACCAAACTTACAACAGGAAGGGTACCAAAGAACAAAAGCATGGTACGAAGTAATGACTGTTGTAAATCAAAGACAGTTTTTCAAAGAAGTATATCTTTGGAATCAAATGTGCAAAGAAAACAACGCGGTGTTAAAGATCTTTGCCATTAACGACCAGACTTGGCTTCCTAAAGATCTAAATATGATTGGGAACGTACAATCGGACGTATCAGATGAAACTGTAACGCAGTTTTTAGAAACGAAGGGTGAATTACAAGACTTTGTAATAGATGATGAGCATTTCAATGTAAAAGCACATACTCTTATTGCAAACGATTATATCCCTAACATGAAAGGAAGTTTATGTTGAAACAAGTAATGATAGATGCGGCAAGGAAACATGCAGAAGCAGAGATTGACTTGCACAAGGCTAATATCGAAGTGTACATGCAACAAGTAGTTGGAATTGGTGAACACTCTGATATTATTGAGACCATCCAAAAAGAGTTGGATAAAATGGCTCAGGCGCACGATCGTTTAGAAATGCTTAACAAATACTTTGGTTAAATCCATATATAAAGTGTTTGACATTGATCTAAATATATCGTATAATATAATAAGAATAGACATCCTCGTCTATAACTCGGAGAAAGTAAATGAAGAAATATGAAGAAGTAACAAAACGTCTTAAAGAAGCAAATGCTCGTTATTGGGCAGGAGATAATATCTCCGAGCATCTTAAAGAAGGTGAAAAAGAACAATTAATTGACGAGGCGTCAGAAGCATTTGAAAGTGTTCTTGATCGATTGTTAATTGACAGACATAATGATCCTAACAGTATGGGAACTGGTAGACGTCTTGCAAAGATGTATATCAATGAATTAATGGCTGGTCGTTATGAACCGATGCCTAATGCAACTGCATTTCCAAATGATAGTGCATCAAGGTATGAAGGTATGTTAGTTGTTAGAAGTGAACTTATAAGTATGTGTTCACATCATCACCAGATTGTTAGAGGCGTTGCGTACATAGGTATTATTGCCGCAGACAAACTGAT